GAATGAGGCCGCCGACGGAGTAGCCCTGGTTCGCGTTCGCGTTGACGCGCCAATCCGCCTGCTCCACGTACTCCTCCACTGTGGAGATCGGGTCGATGTTAACAGTCAAAATCTCGTCCTTTCTACGATGGGTCTTCGATTATACAGCCACTGGGGCCTTGATGGCAGGGTGGTGTTTGTACCCGGCCGATGCGTATATATCACTCATTTGATAGTCGAATATCGATGGCGCCTTCTTGAGGCTGAGCTCGGGAAACGGGTAGGGGTTGCGGGTGATTTGTTCTCGCACAGCCACTACGTGGTTCTTGTATATATGGCAGTCTCCTCCAGTCCAAATGAACTCGCCCACGTCGTAGCCTGTTTGCTGTGCGATCATGTGCGTCAACAAGGAATACGACGCGATATTGAAAGGCACGCCCAAGAACAAGTCTGCACTGCGTTGATACAGCTGGCACGATAGCCTGCCGCCTGCTACATAGAACTGGAACAGAACATGGCACGGTGCGAGAGCCATGGCGTCCAAGTCGCCGACGTTCCACGCCGACACGATATGCCGGCGGGAATCCGGATCGGCTTTCAAGCTCTCAACGACCTCATAGATTTGGTCGATGCCTTTTCCGTCAGGTGCAGGCCAGGAACGCCACTGGTGCCCGTACACGGGCCCAAGATTGCCGTCTGCATCGGCCCACTCATCCCAGATAGTGATACCGTTATCCTTCAACCACTTGATGTTCGTGTCCCCCGATAAGAACCACAGCAGTTCACCCTTCACTGCTTTCATCGGCACGAACTTCGTCGTAATACGCGGGAAGCCGTTACGCAGGTCATAACGAATCTGCCGCCCGAAGACGGACAGCGTCCCCACCCCTGTGCGATCCTTCTTCTCTACCCCGTGCTTCAGAACGTCTGCAAGAAGAACCTCATACTGCCTATCGATTGTGTTCATCAAACGAACTTCCTAACCATGTCCGGACGGAACCCGCTCCAATGCGTCTGGCCGATCACCACAACCGGAGCTTGTTTGTAACCGAGACCCAACACGAATGACAGAGCGTCGTGGTCCTCTGTGATATCGACCTCATCGAAAGGAATCCCTTTCTTCGTCAGATCCTTCTTCGTCATCTTGCACTGGACACAGCCAGGCTTCGTGTACAGCGTAGCTTTCGTCATAATCTCTCCTTTCATCAGTGGGAGGCGTGCTCCCAGTCGTCTGCCGGCTGCCCGTGTGCGGCAGTGAACTCCACCCCGTTCCACGTTGTGGACATCAGCTCCGCGATTTTAGGCACCGCCCATTCTAGCTCGGTTTCGGGGATCGAAAAAATCAGCTCGTCGTGAATTTGCGCGCGAAGCCAGTGAATGAGGTGAACGTCACATTTCAGCATCCGGATGAGCGCGTCAGTCATGATCTCCCTCGTCCCAGACTGCCCCATGAGCGCCGAGGACTGCGTGTAAGACCGCTCGACGTTGACGCTCATACGCCGGCCCCACGCGTTGTAGATGTAGCCGCTCTCCCCCTGATCCGCACAGTCCTGACGCCATCGCACAACCAAAGGGTAGGCTTTCGCCATCTGTTTGACGAAGTGTTCCGCTATGTCTAACGGTTGACCAGAAGCCTTGGAGATCGTCTTCGCCCCGCCTCCATAGTTCCAGGCGTGCGAGAGCGCCTTGGCTTTCTGGCGGTACGGGTTGTGCTTTCTAGCCTCAGGATCGGCCTCCCAGCCTTCAGGCATGTGCGCCTCGTACTCTTCATCACCCCAGACGGCACGGCCTGTAATCTCATGCGGGTCGGCGCCGGGTTTGAAATTCTCCATATAGGCGGGGTCCTGCGCGTAACCTGCGACGATCCTCGCATCCGCATTCGAGTAGTCGAACGAGACGAGCTTGCATCCGGGGTCGGGGACGAAGTAGGACTTCTCTACGGCATTGTCGCCACGTGCCGTCCACACAGTCAAACCGGGCTTCGTCGTAGAAGAACGACCAGAGCGCTGCAGGTCATCGACCTCGGGGTGTACACGGCCGTCAGGCTGCAGACAATCGATTGTGAGCTGCGCAAGGGATCGCTGGCCCAGTAGTTCACCCAACACCTTTCCGAAGGCCTCAGCGTGGATTCCGTGGCCTCTCAAGAGGTCCTGTACGACGCTGCCGGACAGCTGCAGGGCTCCGGTCGGTGTGCGCGGCCACTCAGGATGCGTGTGCTCGTCTACGCCGAACGCAGCCAGAGCGTCGGTGATGCACTGCTTTCCGACGTTCGTCCGCCATGGCTGCTTCGAATCAAGTGGCATACCCACTGACTTGTGCAGATAGTCGAGTAGCTTCTCCTTTCTGTCAGCCAAGGCGTATAACCTGTCGTAGACTTTGTCTTCATCTATGAGGAACCCGTTCCTCGACATCTGCGCGTTGATAGCCGCCTTCAACTGTTCACGCCAATCGTACTCGTTTACCTCGTGACGCAGTAGAAGCTCCTTGAAGATTCCACGGAGTACGACGACATCCTGTTCGGAGTATTCGCGGAACACCGGATCGTCGATGGGTATCAGCCCGAAGTCGAGATCGGAGACCTTAGTGCCGGGTGGGTTGAATTGCTTGGCGAGGTCCTTCAGGTCCATGACTTTGCCTTCCAGACCCATCTGGTATGCGAGGTTGTCGAGGGACAGCCATCTACGCACATTCGAAGGGCGGAGGTCTGTGGCGACGGGGCGCCCCGCCCGGTCCTTGTAGAAGGACGGGGCGGGGTATGCGATATTGGCGAGAACCATGGTGTCGATGACGCGACGGTCCATCGTCATACGAAGCGGCTCGTCGCTGTCTTTACCGAACAGCACCGATAGGTCGAAGTTGTGGCCATTGTGCACCACGACGCCATCTGCTTTACGGATAGCGGCGATGACTTCATCATAGTCTTCAGTCAAGATGACGGGGCCTTCACCCCACGCGTACTGGCCTAGACGGAAGAAATCCCTCGGCGTCATGGACCAGCGCTTCTCGACGCCATGGGATTCGATGTCAAGGAAGAGAATCCGCGATATCGAGCCGCCGAACGGGGACGACCAAGCTCCATGATCGAGAAGGTAACGGCGCACAACCCCCACGAAGTACTGCACGGCCATGTTGATACCGCAGTCGTCCCACGAGTAGAGATCGAAGACAGCGGCATTGTCCTCTGTGTCGACCCGTTCATACGTGAGAGGCCCGAGCTCTTTACGGGCCCGCACAGCCAGCTCTTTAAACTCCTCGACGTCGCCTGACGCCAGATAGAATCGCACAGTCCTCATTCGTCCACCACCAGCGTGTAGAACCACCCCTTGGATTTCTTCGCATTCTTGCCTTTGCCCCGAACGTACTCGATTTCTACAGGGCCGGAGATGAGACCCCTTCCTCGCAGCGAAGAGATGATGTTCTTGTACGTCCACTCATCCAACTCGGGGAATTTGTCCCGGACTTTCGTGCACAAGATGGCGTGGTTCGCCTTGTCGCAGTGCGTGCGAATGAACGTCATGACCGACTCCTGCTGCTTGACGTAGTGGCTCGCCGTCACGTCGTTGAGCGCCTTGAGCAGGCACCGCACCCAGTGGTTGGCGTAGTAGATGGCGTTCAGCATGTGCGTCTTGGTTATCACCCCGTCATCCCGGTCCATGAGGCTGAACAGCCCGGCGACCTGAGGGACGGTGATGCACAACCTGCGGAACGCCGACTCGAATATCGACGACTTCTCCTCGACGATGTCGAAGCGCTGTACGTTAAGACACCATGTTTCGTAGCGGTCGAGCGCTTCGTCGTCCACGTCGAGGAGAATACGGTTGACATCGAGGTCCCGCTCCTGAAGTCGCTGCTCCACGTCGGGCACGTCGTCAGTCTTGTAACACACGCGGCACAGTTGATTGACGCGACTCGCCAGGGTGTGCGCGAGCTTCTGCGCCTTCCTGTCGCGGTCTTTGCTGTTGCCGAACTTTCGACGACTATTGAACATGGCAGCGATCTTCGGCTTATCATCGCTCTTACCCTCATTGTCTTCTTCGATGTATGTTACCCACGTGAATCGCGTGAGGAACCCGTTCTTGAAGTTGCGCATTTCGAGGATGTCGATCGATTCATCGTAGATGCCTGTGAGGATCACATTGAGGTGTGCGTTGGCCCTGTCGACGCCTTCCGTGGTGATACGACGAGTCATCTCGACTTCGCCGCTGAACAACTTGCACAGGCCGGCGTCGAAGCCGTTCCATGACCCGCGGTTATCCATGATATCTCGGAACTTGTCTTGGATCTCATCGAGGGCCATGTACGTTGGTGTGTTGTGAAACGGAGCGATGTCACGCTTCATAGCCTGAATAGTGGAATCACTCGCTACTTTGATGCTGTTGGTGCGACCGATTAGAGTACCGCACAGATCGATGACCGTCTGAGCTCCATTAACGGCCGTGGTCTTGTGCGCAGTACCGGAGGGTCCGAGGATGAGCGGCCAGAAGCGAAGCCCCTGCTCGTCGTCCCCCGTCGTGTTGATGGACCCGAAGGCTCCGATCGTCGTAGCCATCGTCACAATACCCAGTGCAGCATGATATGCGTCCGCGGTATCTGTCACTGTGCGACCGTAGTCGATGTAATCCTTGACGAACGTGGGATTGTCGTCGCTTTCTACGAAAGCCACCTCGTCGTCGGTGAGAAGCTGTATCTCGCCGGTTTGGTATTCCCGGATGGCGTTGGCGAAGCTTTCGTCTCCGAGAGCGATCCCGTTCTCGTCGAGGTGCGTGAAGCTGTCCTTATACTCCTTACTGAACTTCTCGACCTCTTTCCACGTGCACTGTTCCCAATTATCTCGTCTCGGAATAGCGTGGCCTTCCTTGGTTTTCCGACCAGCGTAGACGGGGTTATACTTGTTGCAGTGTGCGCGGAGCATCAACTGGTACACCTCGTTGTCGGTGAACGTAGAACGAAATAGCTCCATCTGGAACTTCTTGGCCGTCTGAGACCAACTCTGACGCCCGTCCTCAATCTCGTCGAGATACATGGACCGAAGCGACTGCGTCTTGAGCTTATCTTCGATGACGCGAAGCTGCTCATCATCGCACACCGGGGGCGCTTCTCCGACCTTCTTCGCTTCTTCGAGGCGCACAACTGGGTAGACCGCCTTAATCTCATCCAACGTGTAAACGGCGCCGATGTTCTCCACCACGCGCACAGGGTAGTCTGCGCCGTACTTCGTGTTGACGGAGCCCGGCACTCGAAGCAGCTTGGACGCCTGCCAGCCGGAGTCGCAGCCTTTGTCACGGTGCTTCTGATAGATGGACCTCGCAACCTCTGAGCACTCGGCCAGCGAGTATGCCTTGTCGAGGACCCACCAACAATGCGTGCGACTTCTCGATGTGCGCACAACCAAACTCGGCTCGACCTCGAATTCGCTCGGCGGGCAGGTATCGGCCTCAGCCCACACGACATTGCACATAGCCCCTTCGTCATCACCTGAGCGGCTCTTGCCTGTGAAGACGCCGACCGAGCAGTAGGTGTTCTCATCCTCGCGCATCGACAGGTAGCGCTGGGCGAAGTCGCGCTTCTCCGGCCACTCGACGAATTTGCTTTTAACGGTCTCCTCCTCATCGAGGGGATCCATCGTCACGATGTTGATGTACCCTTCGATGTCCCCATAGATCATGTCCAGGAATTCTATCGCTTCCATCTTCTCTTCCTTTCTCTTCCGAACCGACGGTGTCTTATAGAGCAGGAACGGCCCCGTTGGGGCCGTTCCTTACTCCTTCCTCTTAACCGATGCTGAATTTCCTCGTCGTGTCCCTGGCCGGCTGGACCTTAGCCGTGGGTGCGTCCTGCACGACCTTGGGCTTCAGCGGCTCGCCGAGCTGTTCTAGCTCTCGCTTTCCGTCGTCCACGTAGTAGGACTCGACCGTTGCGTTTACGTATCCCCGATCATTGTGACGGTTCCCGATTTTGACGAGGACCGTCTGGTCGGGGTCGACCAGTTCGGTTTCGTCTTCGGGGATCAGGAAGCCCTCGTCGGGGTCGTAGGCGCCGACGGCCTCCCAGAAGTTCGGAAAGCTGTAATTGAGCTTGCCGTTCTTCCAGTGCGGTTGAAGCGGGACGTTGAAATCCTTGACGATGGCGCCGTCGTAGTCGTCGGTCGGGCCATCGATGATCTTCAGGTCAACGACAAGACGCGGTAGCCCTGCATTGGCAGCGGACTTGTACTCTCCCTTCTCCACATCGCAGATGATAGCCCGGTAGACCCCGGGCGCCGGAACCTTGACCGCACCGCTGCGGCCTCCGAAGTGGCCGTCGGCTCCGAGAGCGGACTTGAGTTCCTTGTCGTCGAGTTTGAATGCCTTATAAGCGGGTTTGCGTACCATAGTGTTCTCCTCTCTCAGTGGTTGTCGCAAAGCTTCCAGAGCTTTTCGATGGTCAGGTCCTCCACGAAGGGAGGAAGGTTGAAGCGATTCTTGGCCCCGATCGTTCGGGATGCGAACATCTGCGCTTCCGTATGCGACTCGCCTGTTTTCCTGTCGGTGTCCAGTGACAAATGTACCACCACGTCGGGCGTCTGTCCAACCTTGGCTCGCGAACCGGATCCGCGCCAAGCGAAGTCGGCCACCCCGTTGTCGTCGGTCTTCTGGTGGACTACGAGGATGGACAGCACCCCGGCGTCCTTCAGAAGAGGGAAGATCCCGTTCGAGCCGGTAGTCTTCTTGGCTGCCTCCGTCCAAATGGCGAACTTGTTGGGGTTCTGCTTGGCCATCTCGACGGCCTCGAAGTGGTCCGCACACCAGTCATTGTAGACGTTGAGCGGGTCAATGACGATTGTCTTGTACTCACGGGGCATCTCGCCTGTGAGGAAGGCCACAAGAATGCGGTCCGTGTTGTGGATCCAGCCTTCCTCCTTGGTCATGCCCTCCGGTATCGGCATGTTCTTAGGCCTAACGATGTCGATGTTTTCAGGTGGAACATCGCGTGTGACGCCTGTCGTGCTGCCTTCGAGGTCGAGGTACAGCACTGGCGAGGTGGGCTTGAACTTAGCGGCCGAAGCGGCGAACGTCGTCTTCCCCTGGCCGTAGTCGGAGTAGACGAGGATCTGCTCGGGTTTGCTGAGTTCGTCGGGTTTGATGATGAATGATTCGATGTCGAAATCTGTCATTCGTCTTCTCCTTTCTCTTGACGGATGTAAAGCTGCTCTGTGCTCTTAAGGCACTGAAGATATTCATCTGCCGAAGCCAGTGATTTCACTCTTTTCGGATCCAGCTTTTGAACATAGCAACGTCGAAGCGTATCTCCAGATAGAGCCTTTTCAGCCTTCGATATATCGAAACGGTGAACCTCCCTTCGCGTAACTATGTACGGGCCAGCTACTCCGGACTCGCCGACCTGTAGCCTTTGCTTGATAGATGCAGCGAGTTCCTTCTTCCTCTCTTCGAGGCTGTCGATGAGCCCCGATATGTAACCGTATTCGAGAATGTCGTCCTGTTCTTTCATATGATAACACCGCCTACGTAGTCTTCTTGACAGCTAGCACGTTACAACGGTAGCAACCGGGATACGACGGGAAGTCCGTGAAGCCGTCGCACAGGGCGTCGATGATGTGCTGTCCTCTTTCCCACACCTGCTCCGCCTTTTCACGTTCATAGTCAAGGGTGAAGATCTCCACATCGGACACCTGCGAAGCATCCCTCGGAATGAAAACGACCTTGATCTTGTGCACCGTCCCCTCGCCGTCGCGGCGCTCCTTACCGAGCGCGTAGAGGTGGGTCTGTGCGACGTAGGCGATGTACTTGGCTTTAGCGCTGTCACCCGTCACATCCGGTACGTCCCCGTGCATCGAGAACACCGCGCTGAGGGCCTTCAGCTTGGATCGGGTGGTCGTCTTGTAGTCGACGATCGTCCCATCCTCGGGGTCGTAGGCGTCGGCCGTAGACCTGATGAGCCCGTAATTCTCATAGAGCCCGAGCTCGAAACGCTGTTCAAGTTCCCACTTGGGAAAGAGCCTCTTCGCCCAGTACTCCAGGCCTCGGTGGATGTCAGTTCCGATCCTCGCCCCCATGACGAAGTTGGACTCCCGCATCTCGCGCGGCACCAACTCGACCCCGCTCTTGTCTTTGATACCAGGAAGGATGTCTTCGGCCAGGCACAGCGCACACGGGTTGGAGAGGTTCGAGGCCCCGACCCGGATCTGCTTGTCGCGCCGGGTCTGGGGCGTGAACAGTGACAGTAGTTCGTCGTTCCTCATACCAGTTGAAGCTCCCACCCTTTGTTGATTGCGAAGTTGATGATGTGTTTACACTCGATAACGGCGGGTGTGTCGCCTGTGTTGCACAGGACGATCGGGCCGTCCTTGTATTTCAGTGTGGTGTGCGGTTCCAATGCGGCACGCTGAGTATCACGCTGACCCCACACGTGTTGGATGAACGGGGCGGGTGCAAAATACAGCAGGTCATTTTCCATAAGGTTGCGCATGTCTGCAAGACTGAGACAATAGTCAGCACCATTCACGTCCAGCCATTTACCAAGAGCTGGGATAAACGCGTAACACTTGTCCAGGTTATCGAACAGCATTGGCGCACTCTCTAAATGGTCGTTAACGTAGTCGTCCATCGTATACCTCCTTTCTCATCTACCCGAGAACGACAGCCTCCTCGGCCCCGAACCCGGCGTTATTCGACTCGAAGAACTCATCATAATGCTCGTTATACCCCACGCGGCAGTCGAACAAGTCGAGCGACTCAACCGGGTACAACTGGTAGCCCCTTGCCACGAACAGTTTCAAATCGCCATACTTGGCGCGGGCTTTCTCAAGGTCTTCGATGAACTCCGTGATCGTCATGGTGTGGTCCTTTCTCTCGGTCGGCTTGTGCCTCCACAGTACATGTGCAAGGGTGGGCCGTGCAAGCCGGGGCTATGTGATATGCCTCACTTGTTCAGAACTGAACGATTGTTCTCCGCCTGCTGTGCGAGACGCTGGAACGTTCCGTCGTCCATCGTGTCACGGGCCTGGAAATAGTAGCGGGTGATCCGCTCCGCAGGCTGGCCCATGCGGTTCAATCGGCCCTTCGCCTGTTCGCACAGCATCCCGTTCAGGTCCTCGTCCAACCACACCTCCACATGGCACACCCGTTGCAGGCCGTCCAGGCCCTCGGCTGCGGCACCGACGGTGCACAGCAAGATCTGCACATCCCCTGCTGTGAATCCTGCAAACGCCTCACTACGTGCCTTAGCCGACTGCGCACCCGTGTACAGAGCTGTCTTCGCACACACCCTGTGTGCAACAGCATTCGCGAACCGTTGACTCGACGTGAACACCAGCACCTTGTCCCGAGGGTGATGCTTCTCGATCAGCGCGTTCAACATGTCAAGTTTCCTAGAGCGGCAGTCCGAGTCGAACGTCACCCTGTCCATGTCAATATCAGGGTCGTACACCATGCACGGCTCGCCCAACGCCACCTGACGCAGACGCACAAGCTTCACAATCGGAAGAGACGCCACCAGCAAACCGCCCTCGATCTCCGTGATCAACTCATACTGCAGGTTGTCGTATATCTCACGCTGCTTGTGCGTCAATTCGCACTCGACGATACGCGTGTCCACGGGCTTCTTGTCGGCCGGCAGGCCGACGACGCACGGCAGAGACCGAAGGAAAGCACCCGGCTGCTTCTCGGCGACGATCGTCTCGATCTCCTGTAGTCTGCCGTATCTATCATGTATCCAACTGTTCTGAACAATGCACCACCGCGCCTTCCATCGATGGAACGATCCCTCCACATAAAGCCAGTCCCTCTTATCGTGGGATAGCGGCACGCGGCTCGGATCTTCAACATTCCACCACAACCAACGGCAAATCGACCACAGCCCCTCGAAGCGGTTGCCTTGCGGCGTAGCGGACATCGCCAGTTTGAAACCAGCATTCCGCAGGCTCCACATGGCCTTCGCCCTTCCGGATTTACGGTTCGATGCCGACTGCACCTCGTCATAGACGACGAAGTCAGGCTTGGCCTTCGACCAGGGGAGAAGGTTCTCTTTACCCTTCTCGATGTTCTTCGCATTATAGTCGGATAATCCTAGGTACTCCCTACCGACGTAGTAGACACCTGGCACACCGGCGCGGATGTCGTCGAAATGGCCGAGGTGCTTCGAATCGATCCGCTTGAACGGAAGCCCCACGCCCTGCCGGGAGAACGTCGCCTTCCACGCGCTGACGATCTGCGGCTTCGCCGGCCCCACGATCAACGTCGTAGCCGGCTCAAGCCGCTTCGCCACCTCCACCGCACACAGGGTCTTGCCCGTCCCCGTGTCCGACACGTCCAAAGCGGCCCGGAAGCCATCCCGCTGTGCGACGATGGCCTCCACCTTCTCCAGTTGCGCCGGGGTAAGATCCAAGAATGTCACGCCCGCACCACCTCGAACTTCGCGCACGAGATGTCGATCGAACGTACCAGAATGTCCATGTTCAGACCGATCGAGAATGCCTTAATGTAGTACTTGTCCACATCCGCCTTACCTTCAGGGTCCTTCGTCAGGAGGAACTCAGTACCATCGTATTTACGGCGGCACCATACATATCCCTGATCTTTCAGGATACCCGTCACCGAATCGGCAGGACACTCCTCCCCCTTCACGTGGAAAGGAGGGTCGTAGAAGCGATCCACCGTGTGTCTCGACGCGTCATAATAATACCCGGACGGAGCCTTGCCGGGTCTGAAAGGCGGTTCGTCCTGTTTTACCAGAATCAATCGAATCCCGTTGCACGTGTAGAAGACCTGCCGCTCCGACGCGTACCCGATGCTGATCGCACGGAACGGTTTACCCTTGGCGTCTTCCACCGTCTCCCGGTATGAGTTGTGCATCGCCTCACTCGACGTCGGCACATAATCCAGCGTGTCGTCCGAATTGACGGCGAACCAGCCCTCAAGCGGCCCCTTCTTTCCGTACAACAACTGCCTCACAGCTTACCCTCCTCTTCTCTCCGTGCCCGGCGCTCGAACGAGTCTTCCCCGCCTATCACGCCGAACAGCCTCTTCTGCCCTTTCTCCACGCGGTCCGCATAGTCTCTGCACTCAAGTCGCACAGGGCAGATCGAGCACACCCACTTGGCCCGCGCGTAGTAGGGGTCGTCCTCCACGTCGGCCCCCTCGCGGGGGGCGAAGAACAGGTGCATGCCGATGTCGCTCTTCTTGCAGCGCGCCTGCTTGACCCATTCCTCGCCCCCCCAGATGTCGGCGATATCCATTACCGTTTCTTCACACGCCCCTGGAGACGAGACAGCTGAGGACCGATCGGGTTATGGTAGTGCCCTTTTATGTTGTAAGGTTCCCTGGCCTTCGACGACAGTTTCATGAACGACACCTGAGCGATCGGCTCCACACCGGTCGAATCCAACAACAGGTCGAAAACTGTCGGAAGGATTAACGGGTGGGAATTGAGGTTGTATAGCTCCAGGGTGATCATCCCCTCGAACCCCGGATCGATGAAACCTGCGGTGATGTGAGTCAACAGCCCGAGACGGCCCCAGCTCGACCGGCCCTCCACCTGCGCGGCGATATTCGCTGGAAGACAGAACTTCTCCAAGGTTGCGCCGAGCCACAATTCGCCGGGCGGGAGAACGAACTCGCCCCGTGCACCCCAGGACACATGCCGTTCGCCTGTCTTCGTGTCGAGGAAGTAGGGGCCTAGGTGAACGTCGTAACTAGCCGGCTGAAGGCAATCGTCTCGAAACGGGTACACCAGTTCCTTACTTTTCGCCAGCTTTTCAATGTCCTTGTCAGATAACATTGAAAGACATCTCCTTCCTTTCGAGTGCGCCCCGATCGATCTTGAATGCCACGACCGGCTTGCTTTCTGTTTGTGAGCATATACACAATGCAAGGCCCGCACCGCCGCGGTTAACGAACACGTCGCCCACAGTGAACGGCACCCGCTCGGGGTGAATGCGCACACGTAAAGCCCCATTCGTCACGGCGTCGTAGTCGTCGTCCAAATGCAGGCACAACCCTCCGTCCGTCGCCGACACGCTCTGCACGCGAGACCCGACGAGGGCTCCCTTCAATGCTGCGACGTACACCGGCAGCGGGTCGGTCGGCTGTGCGAGCTCAATCGCGACGACCTTGCGGCCCTCCACATCGAACAGCCGCCACGCATCGGTGCCGTCCGGGCGCTGCACACGCCTCATAGATCCCAGCGGGGCGGGGCCGCTGTACTCGCAATATTCGGAGATGCGATACTCCGAATTCCTGAACGTCGCCGCCGCCCCGTTGTCGAAGAACAAACCGACACCGTCGAACATAAAGACAGCGCAGTCCAATGTCCACCCGGCCCTCACAAACGGGTCGAGCAGTTCGAATGCATCATTCACCAGCGTAATGTCAGTCTTCGTCCTTGAAAAGCAGTTCAACCGATCCGCCCTTCTCCGTCCTAATGTAGATGCTGTCACCCCGGTCGATAATATGATCCACGGGTGAATCCACCGACGTCCAGTGCACGAATACGCCCGTAAGCCCGTCGGCCTCCTCCGTGAACACCACGCCGTCCGTCAAACGCACGTATCGTTTGTATTGATTGACGACCATTGAACTGCGCAGCCTCTTACCATAGAGCTCACCAAGCAGCCACTCTTTCCGGGTGAGGTTCTTAAGCTCCACCTGTGCTATGACATCGCTATTCTCGTCGAAGAGCAAGACCTGCCTGGAATGCGCGTTGTAATTCACATGATCAATGAGCACGTCAAGCATATTCAAGCCATAGCGTACTACACGGTGCCCCCAACCCTTCACCCTGCGCAGGGGAAGCGCCACGTGGCTGGACAGGCTGTTGAAGAGCAAGTGGCCGTCTCTCACCTCCAAGCCCATCAACGAGAACCCCTCAAGCCGTTTCAGTGCGTCCACGTAGTCCTGCGGTTTTTCGAAGTCCATAGTGGATTCTCCTTTCTCTCTTTTGCCGTGTGCGTTCAGCCTACACGGAAAGGGCGGGGGCCGTCAAGCCCCCGCCCTGTGAGATGCGTCACTGTCTGTTACAGCGTTGTGTGCTTTCGAACAGACGTCAAACGCCACGAACTCGTCGAACAGTTGTTCTCCTCCCACGCGTCGCAGATCGCGAAGCTCCGGGCCGGCTTCAGCGTCAAAGAGCCGTCTACTCCCCTCCACAGCTTACACAGAGTCCGGGTCGAGCGGTTGTCCGGGCCGGGGTTAACGCCTTCATCCGCGGGGGAGAAATCGCACAGCCACAAAGAGCCCACGTCGTCCGACCGGGATAGCGTCCGCCACGGGTTCGTCTCCCGGCACTCCTCAACAGGTGGAAACAACACCGCATCGTACAAAGACACGCGCATGTGCTCCATGTACGCCTGAGGACTGTCGAACTCCAATACGTGCACATCTTCGACCGTCACATAGAAACGATCGAAGAAACACAACACCATGCGAAAACTCGACGAGTCGAACACCCGCACACCGGGTAGCTCGTATGGGTCCAGCGGTTCTACGAACACCGGAATGTTATCGATCTCCTTGAGAGGGACCAGGTTTACCGTGTGCGCTTCGTTAACCACATGCAACACGCCGTACATCGAACCCTCGAAGCGGATGTAGTACTCTTTCAACCCACTGCCCTGACAGGGCGGAATCAGTTTCAAAGCCATGCTACTCAGCGTCTCCTTTCAATCTATCCTAAATAGAACGACCCGATCGTCTCATGGTGCGGGTACAGCATCACCCTCAGTCGCTTAGTCAGCGGGTTGTAACGGGACATGTAACGAGCCTCGCCCTCCTTCATAGCCGTCGTACCGTCAGCCCTGTAATAGCGCACATCTGAACCAGCTGGGTCATAAGCGTTCGCTATGGCCATGACAATGTCCTTGTGCGTCATCGGTCGATGCACCTCACCTGGTAGGTATGAATGAACTCGTCTTTCTTCATGTCGAACAGGTGATTCACCGTATCACCATGCCACCTATGAACATGGATCCTCTTACCCTTCTCATCATAAGACAGCCACACGTCGCGATAAAGGGTTTTCCGCTCAACCCACGGCTCATCCGGCACGGGCTGAACCAGGTCTGCATTCACCTCACCGCGCAGCATCTCCGTATAGGGATTCCGCTCGCCGTCCTCCACAGTGAACATGTTCGGCCAGTCTTCCGGCACCAGCTTCTGCAACACCGTGTTATAGCACATGTCACACGGCAGGTGGTTATGAACTAGCAGAATGTCTCCGTAGGGATTCGTGTACGGCGCCGCCTCGTCGCACGTCGTCAAGTCGAAGTACGCGGGCAGGGGTTCATCAAAGCGAGGACTATTCGTGTCCACGCACACGAAACCACGGTTCCTGATATATGTGCACAGGCAGTCCTCGTAATCGTAGAACAGCATACTATATTCTCTCCTTTCAGTAAGGCTCGACGATGACCAACCACGGCTCGTCCGAGGTCTCATCTTCGAAGAACGACGTGATCACGTCCGACGTCGTGTCCGTCTCTTCGATCACGGACACCGCACCTATCTCAGACTTGAGCTCCACCGAAGCGGCGGGGGAGAGGACGATGGATATCTTGTCCAGGCCCTCTTCGAACCACCGGCTGACGACGAAAGACGCGCACAGCCCGGCAGACTGTGAAGAAACCGTGACCTTCTCCACTTCATGGTCCAGTATCGAACCGAACCGCATGCTGTCTTCATCGTATTCTGCCGTCACAGATGCCAACTCCACATCGCCGACGTCGAAGAGCGTCGTCTTACAAACCAAATTGTCCGTGTAGCGCTTCGTACAGGAGGACACCCACTGCCCCTTCGGCGGCACCGGAATCTCCATACCCCTCACGTTCGGTTTCTTAGCCAGTTCTGCCAGAAGCCCCGGCGTGTATTTCGTTCCAATCATGCTCTTTCTCTCCTTCCCCCGTAGCCCCGCGCTCGCGCGGGGCTACGGGTTGTTGTTGTTGTTGTTGTTGTTGTTGTTGTTGTTGTTGTTGTTGTTGTTGTTGTGCTTAAAGCAGGAAGTCGGCTTCGCTCTTAGAGTAAGAACGGGTCGCCGTCACGAGCTCTGCGAACGGCGCTATCGGACTCACTGTCGCATCGGCCGGTCCGTATTCCACGGACACTGCCGTTATGCGACGCCCGAACTCGCAATTCGGGTGTCGACGACGTCGAGACGGTGTGTAACCGTGTGCGCATTGAACCAGGCGACGGCGTTCTCAACAGTAGGGGTTGTCCTCATGTTGCATTCCTTTCTCTCAGGTCGGCAGTGGTTCTTTCGCCACTGCCATGCTCACAGTCTAGGTCGGGTCGACGGGGGCGTCAAGTGCCCCGGGTGCGATGTGCGTCACATTCCCCTTTGTAAGCCCGTGGTCCATTCGGCTATCTCCGCGGCAACGGAATCGGGCGTGTCGACGCGGGGGTCCACGACGATCGGTATGAACCTCGACATCCCCCCCGCGACGAACGCGTTCGTCAGGGACTTCCGGTACGCCTCGGCGACGGGGACGGGGTTATAGGGGTCGGGGCCGGGGAAGTCCGGGTCCGTCAGCTCGGCGGGGTCGCGGGGCATCAACACGAACGTCGTCAGCGGAACGCGGTTCAGCCAGTTCAGCGTGAGCGCTACGTTCTCCGAGATCTTTTCATTTCGCAGCGAGGCGTACACCGCGGTGCTGAGCGCCCACCTGTCCAGAATGTACAACTGTTCGTCGTTCGAGGCGGGGGTCGGCGTGTCGGGGAACAGCACGGGCTCCGGTCGGAAGGAAAGCCAGTTCTCCATGTCCTTCGCGTAGTCCTCGGCTCGCAGGCGATAGCCCTCGTCGTCCGCGCACCGCACGAGTACGTCGGTCGGGAAGTGCCGTATGCTCACAGTGGGGTAAGGGGCGGGGCTGCGGCGTTGCAGCAACTCTTTCAAAGCCCGGGCAATCGTTGACTTACCCACGCCGTCAGGCCCCTCCAGTGCTATATAGACTGCCATTTATCGCACACCCCCTGTGTCGTCCAGGTCATCGAGGCAGAACGGCCACCCGCACACCGAAATGCGAGGGCTCAGCCTCATCGCTTTCACCACGGCCTTCACGGCGGCCCGTGCGTTCAAGCCGCGGGCGTTGACTTCGACGGCCTCGTCAGTGCGGGCCATGGACGAAAGCGGAGGGGTGTTGTTCAACACGATGTGCGTCCTGGCGTCGCTCGCCAGGGAACAGCGAGGCATGTATGCAGCTTGCAAGTCGCAGTAGAAGCCCTTCAGGCGTTGATAGAGCCACTTGCGCACAGTGCATTCAACCCCGGGGTCCATGCTGTGTGCGAACACCCACCTGTGAACGTCTTTTTCGGCGAGGCGGGCTGCTGCTCGCTGTGCATATAGTTTGCTCTGCGAGCGTGCGAGCATCGTATAGCGTGTCATGTTGTTCATTCCCTTCCTCTAATGTCTTTCGCTCTCTTGACGGCTGCCCGATATTCAGGCCACTGCTTCTCGTAGGGCCGGCGGTCCGCATCCCAGTAGTCCTTGTAGCTCAGCCCGGGGTTGGCCGCTATGAACTCCGCCAGAGAAGTGTAGAAGGCCTCCTTGAAGCGCTTCGCTCGGAGTTTGCGGGCCCTTCTGTCGGGGTCCGCCGGGTCCTTTCCGCGCAGGTCCACGCTCGACAGCGGATTCGATTTGAACTCGCGGAACATGAGCCTCAGGCGCTTCCGGGGGGTGGCAGCGGGGTCTTCCGCGGGGTCGCACAGCACATCGCACAGGGAGGAAGGCGTGGCGACGGCCACCCCGAGGTTCCTCAGCGCTGCCTCCAATGCGTCGGTTCGCTCGCCGTCGGGGACGACCAGCACCAGTCTGTCGGCGTATGCGGGATTGAGAACGATTCTCACTCCGTATTCCATTTCAGCTCGCACACGGAGGTCTTGCGCATCCAGCTTTTCGTCGGCGACCTCGATCGCCACGGTAATCCGTTTCATTTCGATTTCCCCTCTCACTCGAAAATGTATTTTCGATCGATTTCGACTCACATTGCGTGATCGATTTCAACTCGATTTTTAGCATAGGGACGAATCGATTTCAAGTCAAATCGTAGAATGTGAATTTGGTCACAGTAGTGTTGTGAGGGGTTGTGTTATAATCACGCGCCCGCGCGCACCTGACACGTCGCACACCCCATAGATCGGCTAGATGTCGCGGAGAAGTCTGTGTCTGGACTAGGCCGGGGTGAAAATTCTGACAGTGACTCTCAATTGACAGTGACTGTCAGAATTTCGATACATCTTTGAATTGAGAATCGTTCTCACTAAGAAAAATAGTCCTAACACACCACCCCCACACAACTTACTAACACATTATATCTGTATCTATATATATTAAGATAATTTCCTTAATTCTATACCTTTGAACCTATAAACCTGTTATTATCTAGGTATGTATGCCTTATGTAGAAGCGGATCCCACCTCGCCGAATCCGCACTTCTTGCCGTTTGCTGTCGTTTGAGAACAACGTGTTTTGCGTCTGTTCAGTTTTGTCACATCCTTCACACGCCTCCGCTGCGTGGGGCTGTGCGCCTGGGGTGTGCGCCTTCCGCGAGGCCCAGTTGCGCCTCAGGATCACGAGGTTGCCCTCTGAGGCGTTTTCAGGGTCGCCCCGGTAGGGTCGCTTGGGTCAGGGGCTGAAATCGCCTCAGAATCGATCCTCGTGCGTCTGAGGGGGTGCCGCTCGACCGCCCGGTGCTGTGCGGTGTGCGCCTCGGGACTGTCCGTTCCGCCGACCGCCGTTCTAATTTCCTTTATCTTTGAGCCCCGAAATTCAAAAATGGTCCTCTTTGTACCCGAAACCTGCCCCCGAAATTCGAAAAGGGGCCTCTTTGTAACTTTTAATGACGACCTTTACCTACGTAACCGTAAGTTACTGCTACGTAGGTGTAAGTTACCCCGTGGTAGGTTACGCTGACGAAGGTTACTGGCGAGTAAGTTACCCCGTGGTAGGTTACGGCTTCGTAGGTGTAACCTACTGCTCCGTCGGAGAAGGTTACTGCGAGGTAAGTTACGGTGCCGTATAGTGCTCAGAAATGTGGCGAAGGACACACCGCTGGGGCTTGACACGGGGGGTGGCGGTTGATAGAATGGAGGTACAACAAAGGGGAAAGAGAGAAAGGAAACCCCAATGGACATCGAAATCGACTTCTTCGAAGAGCTCGGCGGCTACTACACCGCAGACCTGGCGGACGTCCTGGAAGACTTCGAAGGCTGACCCGAAGGCCCCCGCCCCGGCGGGGGCCTCCCCATGCCCGCAGACGCCCCTCAGAGGCCCGAGAAGGCCCCTCAGAGCGCCGCAGACGGCCCCGCCTAGGCCACCCTACCGGCGGGGCCCCCCAGGCCCTCAGAGCGGCGATTTCGAAGCCCGAGGGGGCGGCCCCGAAGGCCGGGGGCGTGCGCAGTCGAACCCGGCGACGGCCCCGAGCGATTACGCAACGTCGGTGTTGCGAAAATCCCGGAACTTAATATGTGAGCTTCGTCTCACTTTCGTGAAATCGGGACTAAGGTCCTAGCTCGAGGGACCATGTGAGCAATCTCACACTCAGAGAGGCTCTCGAGCAACCATGTGAGAAACATCACAATGTGAGATACATCACGCTCGAGAGGCTCTCGAGCAACCCTGGAAAATACAATTTGTGATCTGGGACACACCTGCTCGGGCGGGTCTCCGACGCCGGCGTCGGCCCACGAGCCCCAGTGTGCGCAGTCGAGCTCGGAGTCCGCCGCGCCGAAGGCGCCCCGAGCAACCCCGGAAATGTGGCGAAGGACACATCGCTGAGGCTTGACAGCGCCGCTCGACTGTGCGAGAATGGAGCCATCGGAACGAAGAGAGAAAGGAACTCCGATGACCGCGAAGTACCCCTACAGCCAGGCCCTGGCGAAGTCGCTCACCGAGAAGCTCGGAGGCCTCGCCTTCGTCCTGCCCGACGGCGCAGTCCAGGCCGATACCCCCGACGGCACCCTGACCGTCTACGCCGACGGCGCCGTCCGGGTCCGCGAGTGCGGCGAGACCGAAGCCTGGCCGACCCTCCGGAGCGCCGTCGCCGACTGGGGCGTGGAAGTGTGACGAAGCCCACTCCGGAGGGGCTGTCAAGCCCCTCCGGAGGACCGCTAGAATGGAGCCATCGGAACGAAGAGAGAAAGGAACTCCGATGAACAACCGGAAAACCGCCGACGCCGTCGTCCGGCACCTGGAAGCCACAATCCCCGTCTACGACGTCTCCGAGCGAGGCTGCAGCTTCTACGTCAGCCTCGTAGACGGCCGCGACTTCATCGTCGACGCCCCGTTCGAGGGCGACGTCAGGATCACCCCCGGTGTGCGCACCTACGAAGGCGGTCAGCGGCTCCTCGAAGACCTGGACGCCGAGCTCACGGAGGCGGGCTTCGACGTCCGCCAGGCGACCTGCCGCCGGACCACCGGCGTCGAGCTCCGTGTGCGCGACGACGTAGGCGGGTGGGCCCGGTGAGGCGCTTCTGGGCGGCCGTCGCCGTCGCAGCCGGCCTCCTGGCCGGCTGGGGCTGCGGCGAAGACCTCGGCCGCTGGGACGCCTACGCGGGCATCCGAGACGAGCCGACGGTGCTGGGCTTGACTGTGATACAGGTCATACACTACGGGCTTGACGCAGACGCCCGGTAGCCGCTAGACTAGAGATATCAGCGAAGACGAGAGAAAGGAACCAGCTGATGCACACCACTACCTTCATCCCCGAGATCGACGTCCCAGACTTCGTCGCCAGCCTCCGGGCAGACCGCGAGCGCCAGCGAGCACGACGCCGGAGCCGCCGTCAGAACCGCGGATGGGAGGCCTGAGCGATGACCTGGCTCGACTTCGCCGCCGCCGTCTGGGACGCCTTCTACGGGCTCATGTCCACCTGCGAGGAGCTCGTGGAGCACCTCCCGACGTCGCTGCAGTGCTTCTTCGACTGGTGCTGATTGTGCGATACACCACAGGCCCTCGGGCTTGACTTCGGGCCCGAGACCCACTAGACTTAAACCATCGGAACAACAGAGAGAAAGGAAGACTCCGATGCACCTCTACCCCTACCTGACAGCCGTCGCCGATGAAGACGTCCTCGACGCCGCCGCAGACGTCCTCGCCGAGCGGGGCCTCGAACTGGACGACGGGATCGAGCTCCTCTTCGACGCCGACTGGGAGGACGAAGACGACGAATACTGCGAGGCCGCATCCGAAATCGAACAGACCTGGAACGATATCCAGTACGACGTCGTGGCCACCGTCTGGGACCGCGCCGACGCCGAGACTCGAATCGACCTCTGGCGGGAGGACGCCGGCGCCGATGACCCGGAGGATCCCGTTGACGCCGAAGGCATCTGGGGCCTGATGCGGACTGCGGTGCTAGAGCGCTGCGGCAGCGTCTACGCGCACACGTCGATGGCCGAGGCTTGCATGGACGCCCTCCGGGCGTCGTCTCCGACGGCGCTGGCTCGGGTGCTGACTGTGCTCGAATGCAATCGCGTCGCCGACGCCGTGGCGTGGGGGCGGCGCACAAAGAGGCGGGCCTTCACCGTCGAAGACGGGTGCGTGGTGGTTCGGGCCGGAGACGGCGGCGCAGTCCGAGACCGACTGTGGCCGGCCTTCGGCGAGGTCGAGCACCCCGACGGCGCCAGGGAAGTGGAGATGCTGGGCGACGCCCGTCGAGCGGTCGGACTGTAGTGATGTTTCACGTGAAACGAAGTCGGGTCGCCGCCGAAGGCGGCGACCCGAGGAGGGATGCGATAATGAGAATCACTCTCACTAAGATATGGGTAGGAATAGTTGGACTCATGTACGTTGGTTGGTTCGTCTGCGTGATGGTGGAAGCACTAAGCTACCCTACGGTAGGGTAAGTAATACAAGTTGGAGTGGTAGGAAAAGTAGCCCCTAGGACTAACGTCCTAGGGGCTACTTGTGTTTTTGGTGGGAAAAGTTGGAATTTTTGGAGGGGTGGGTCGACTTGCATGGGGGGACCCAACCGCATATATTAATCGCTTTTTTCCACTACTGGAAATCATACTGCAGTATGATCGCTATAATAGGGTCCGTGCACGATATAATCCTCGTCTTCGACCACCTTCTAGGGGCGCCAGCAGTAGGCTTAGGCGCCCTTATAACCGCTATTGCGACCCTCTATACGTCATTGAAGACCAATAGAAAGGTCCTTAGCGTAAAACAGGATATGGAAAACAACCATGGGAGTTCCTTACGGGACGCGATAGACCGCATAGAGAGCAACACACAGACGCTGACGGACCTGGTTCACGCACACACCCGCCAATTGGATGACATCCAGTCTGCTGTGCGCAGACATGAGGACGAGATAAACTCGTGGCATGACAAGCCCACGGCCCCCGCAGCACCCCCTTGTGCGCATACGGAAGATCTACAACGAGGCGACGATAACGCCTAACCCGACACCCCCCTACGACTCGACGCTCCTCCTGACACCTCCGCCGCCTCCCAAACCCAACCCCGATCAGCCGCTGGGCGCTACAGCGGCCTCCCTGGCGGCGCCTATTCCGGCCCTCACACCCCTGCTCAAAATCGAACGGGTGCCCGTCCCCTCCACGGACCCTGACCCACTCAAGCATAACCGCCTACAGGTGGTGTATAGCCTGTCGGCGAATATCGTCACCACAGCCCAACTACGTAACGAAGACAACACCCCGCCGACCCCTAACAACCCCACCAGCGAGCCGAACCCGTGGGAGGTGGGCTGGCTGCTGTGGTGCTTCAGCCCGGACCCGACGCACCCCTACGACCCGAGCCCGACTTCCAACTCGAACTTTCGCTTCTATGCCCTCACCCTCAAGCCCAACGGCTGGGAGGTGTCGAAGCAAGACCCATCGTACAAGGGCGGGCAGCGCTTCCTAAAATCCAACACAGACGCCGACCCTCGCAAGTTCCCACCGCACAACACGGAAAGCAACAACGCAGACGAAGCGATTGTCAACCCGTACTCTGTCCTCATCAAAGCCTGCCACGAATACCCGCTGGGCACCTCCCTCGCGCAAATAGAGGACGACGTAATACCGGCTAACCGGAACTCCGAAGCGGGCAACAAAGCACGACTGGCACCCGTTAGAAATGTGTTCCACATCTTCGTGGAAAGCCAGCTGTTAACCACTGTCGTCGACGAAGAAAAGCCGCTGCCCCCGCACATTCCGGCGTTCTATGCCGAGGATGCCCGTGTGCGCTTCTCTCACATGTGGCATGCGACGCCCAAGCGACCTCAGCTTCGACCGTCCCCGGCTGACTACGACCCGCTGACCCTGCACGCGACGGGCTACCCGCCTCAGGGGGTGGTATGGTTCTAGGCATGGAAGAGAGCTACCATGATAGAACAGAGAGTTTCACGTATGCAGCGGAGGACGCCTATACGGCGTACACGAAGCGGGAGCCGGGGAAGATGCCGTTGGATAACCGGGCCGCCGCGGTGTTCGAGGAACGCTATCGGCCGGCATCCCGGTCGCTGTGCGGCTTCAACCCGCCGTTTCCGACGCGGGACGGGGCAGTGATATCGCGGGGCGAGGCGAACGACGAGATCGAGGAGTTCAACGCGCAACTGGACGCGCTGCAGTCCCTGATCGACGCGGCGTGGCGCACCGTGCCGGGCAACGACGGCCCGTTCCTGCGCGGCTACCCTTTCGCTGTGCGCCACGTGGACGACGGCTGGGTGGAGTTCCATTTGCCCCACCGTGATTCACCCGCTGTGCGCCTTGAGCAGGGGGAGGGCTATGACTTCGCACGCAACCGTAGAATCCCGGCGCACAGCCCACGCCCGGATAGGGGTGCTTTCGTGCCGTATACTGAGGTGAAGGCTCTTCTCAATAGTAGGAAGGAGACGGATGACGCAGGCTGACGTGCAGCGCAACGCCATTGTGGCGTGGATGGCGAAGCACGACGGTGACTTCGGCTACACGAACGACTACCGCCGCAAAGACCCGGAGCGCTACGGCTGGGGGGACTGCTCCAGCACCATAGCGCAGGCCTACAGACAGTGCGCGGGCATAGAGATAGGCGAGCGGAGTTTCAACATAGCGTCGGACCCGGACGCGTACACGGTGGCGTCGGCGACGAGTTGGCGGGACCTACCCCTAAGCGACATGAAGCCGGCCGACATCATTTGCATGGGCTGGCATTCGGGTGCTTTCGCGGGGCGGATCAGCCACGTGGAGCTCTACGCCGGTGGCATGTACACGTGGGGGCACGGAGGCCCGGGCAGGGGCCCGAGGCTGCATTCGCTGTCGGACCGGTCCCTGACGGGCTCGGCGACGATCATCATCGTCAAACGCTACATCGGCGATACACAGGATAATGACAACCAAGGCAACACCAGTAAAGGAGACGAGTTGACACCTGACGAGCACAACATGCTCAGCTGGCTGTACGAGAACATCAAGGTGCCGAGCCAGGGCTTCGGCTACCCCCAGGCGACGCAGAACTCCATCGCGGAGCTGAAGGAGATTGCGGCCAACCTGACGCAGGCCGTGGAGTCGATGACAGCGACTGTGAACAGGATCGCCACCGACCTGACTGTGCCGGGCTACGGCTTCGGCTACCCGGCTGCGAGCCACGCCGCGCTTGAGGAGACGATCAACAAGCTGAACGATATCCAGAACACGCTGCATAACAGCAAAACGGCTAAGGGGGACAAGTGACCGACGCACCTACGGGACCCAAGCACCTGGACGCTCCGACGCTGACGGACGAGCAGAAGGCCGCGGCGTTCGCCGCTGCTGCGCACACCGTGGAGACGGGCGGCCTGCCGCAGGGAGACGGCGGACTGGCTGACCCGAACCGGAAGAACGCCTACCACTTCGACGAGCTCGTGCCGACGCAGATACAGCACAAGGCGCGGTCGATCATCCGGACGTTCGTGGTGTCCTTGGTTGGCGTGCTAGCGGCATTCGCCGCGAAGGTCGGGCTGACGCTGCCCGCTGACCTGGCGGACACGATCACGGCGACTGTGTGGGGTCTGGTGACTGTGTGCGCACAGTGGCTGCTCAATACTAAGACCGTGGACCGGTTCCTGCACAAGGTGGTTCCGTTCCTGGCGACTACGCCCCGCAGTTGACATGCGCTAAGCTAGACGAAGCATAAAGAGGCCCCGCTTTCCGGTTGGACAGCGGGGCTCTCCTTTATTCGATTACCGCCTCAGCAGATCCACATACGATCGAACTTGTGGCAGGATCCGTACCAGTCGGCGAACATTCGGCCGATCATCCTCCAGCTCCAGGTGAACATTCACAACACCCCCTTCCGTTTCGGTTTTCGTTTTCACGCGACCCCCTTACTGTATACACCATGACAGGGGTCTGTCAAGCCGCGATGAGGTTGAGCTGGTGCTGGGTCCATGCGAAGGCGGCGAGGGCGGAGATCGCGCCGAGGGATGTGAAGGCGAGGGAGACCCAGAAGACGACGGCGCCGGCCTTGGGGAAGCCGCACCACGTGACGATGTAGGCGATGAGGGTCCAGAACCCCTGTGCGACGAGGAATGCGACGGGGACGGCGATGAAGTAAAGAAGCATGCGAAGTCCTTTCTCTAGTCGGGCAGTGCTATAGCCTGACTATACCCGCTCCCGGGGCACTAGTCAAGTTTGCGTAACCCAGCCCGCCCTGCTAGAGTCCTCGTATCAGTTAATACGCCGCACACGAGAGGAGAGACATGATGTTTCACGTGCATCTCATCTGGGCGCAGTCCACGTCCGGGATCATGGGGGTTAACGGGAAGCTGCCGTGGCACGACCGAGGGGACCTGCAGCATTTCAAGGACATGACGACCGGTAAGACCGTGGTGATGGGGCGGAAGACACGACAATCTCTACCCCAACGCAACAAGAAGCTGCCCAACAGGACGAACATCGTGTTGAGTCGGACGATGAAGTCGACCAAATCCATCAAGGCGGTGGCGAGTCCATACGCTGCGATAGAGCAGACCCTCGCAGAGGGTCGGGACGAGGCGTGGGTGATCGGCGGACACGAGACGTTCCAGGCGTTCATTACAGCACACGACCTGGACAGGCTACCGTTCAGGCTGGACGCTTACGTATCCGTGCTGGCAGTTGACGACGAGATCCAGCCGATTACCGCACAGGACAGTATCACATGGGCGCCTGCGCTGGACGACCGCTGGGTGCTGCTGTACGACCATATGGCGGGGCCTAGACGCCGCCTGCAGAAGTATGTTAAGGTGTTCAGGTAAGCTCCTTTCTCTCAGGACCCCGCCGGGTGAGCGCTATGCCCCGGCGGGGTCTGCTGTGCGCGTGGTAACATTCCTCTTAAGCCTGACTAGAGAGGGAGTTTCATGAGAATCGACGTTCAAACAAGCCGCTTAGCTACCGCTAACGGGTCGATTGCGACGCTCAGCGGAACGCTGCCTAACCTCGACCTGGACGTTGCGCTGGCTAAGGGCGTGAAGGCCGTGTACCTGACGGTGTTCGCCAATGCAGCAGAGACGAAGGTCACGTCGCTGTGTACAGAGGGCGGAACGTTCTGCGTAACCATACACACCGTGGCTGAGCGGCCTACCGTGAAGGTGTGCGACCCGCTTGAGGCGCCGGTGGTGATCAGGTACAGGGGGCTGTGATGGCCGCTCCTAAGAAAATGACGAAAAAGAAGCCGGCTCAGACCAAGACTGCATCCAAGGAGCTGGTGAAGAACGACCGGGATCGCTTCGCTATCCAAAAGTCGACCGGCGAGCTTGCGATGGACGACAGGAGGCTGCTCACCCTCGCACAGGCGGGGGCCAGCCCCTCTGAGATGTCCGAGGAGCTCGGCCTGCCGGCGGAGACGTGCCTTGCTCGTGTGCGCTCCCTGCTGAAGCGCAACGACGTGTGGACGAACCTCGAACGCCAACAGATGCTGATCGCCGACATGTACGACTTGAAGACCCGGGCCTTCAACTTCCTGGAGAAGTGCTTCGAGTCGGATGAGATAGCCGCCCGGCACATAGAGGCTGTCAACAGCGTCCTGAAGCAGCTCGGGGACCGCCTGGACAAGGTGAAGGAGTACAACGACGAGGAAGAGGCCAGGGTGACGAAGCAGCAGACCCGGCTGATCCTCGATCTGGTGGAGGACGCGTGGGAGCGTGTGCGAGTCCACATATCCAGCGCGTATTCGAACGGCCAGCTGCTCGACCCGGAGGCGATGGACGAAGTGTTCTATCAGGCGCTGAAGGAGGCCCATGCTGATCAAAGCTAGCGCGATCGACAGCGCTATCGCCACCGTCAAGGCGCGCAGGCGGCAGGACAGCTTCAAGTCGGATCCCGTGGGATGGGCTCAGTACATGCTGGGCACGGACGAGGGGACGCTGTGGAGTAAGCAGCGGGAGATAGCCCGGGCCGTGGTGGATAACAATTCGACGGCTGTGAAGGCCGGCCACGGGGTGGGGAAGTCCCGGCTTATGGCTGTGCTCATATGCTGGTGGGTCGATACCCGCTACCCCCACTGCTATGTGATCTCAACGGCTCCGTCGATGGCGCAGGTGCAGGACGTGCTGTGGCGCGAGGTGATGCAGTTGAAGGATATCGTTGAACGACGTTTCGACGAGGGGCTGATCGATCATAAGCTGCCGGGGCGCATCACGATGGACGTCCAATGGAAGGACGATGTGACGAAGCTACCTCTGGGGCGCGGCAGGAAGCCGCCGGACAATCTGGGCGGCAACTCGTTCCAGGGAATCCACGGCGACGTGTTGGCAATCGGCGACGAGGCCTGCGGGCTCTCGGGTGAACTGATCGACGCCCTGGCGAACATTACGACGAACGAGGCGTCTAGGCGCGTGCTGATCGCGAACCCGACGGACCCGATGAGTTACCTGGGGAAGATATTCAAGGAGGAGATGGAGAACTGGAAGCGCATGTCCATCTCGGTCCTGGAGAGTCCTAACTTCACAGGCGAGCCCATGCCCCCGAAGGTGCTGCAGAAGCTTACCGGGCCGTCCTACGTGGAGCAGAAGAAACTGGAGTACGGAGAGGACAGCGCGAGGTTTAAGGCCCGCGTGCTGGGCGAGTTCGCTTTTGACATCGAGGACTCGCTGATCCTGCCAGGAGATGTTGAGACGGCCTGCTTGACGGAGAGGGAGCGGATCGGTCGGCCCGTGTTGGGTGTGGACGTGGCTCGGTTCGGAGCGGACCGCTCCGTCGTATACCTGTGCGTGAACGGGGTTGTGCGCTTCGTGGATTCCTGGGCGAAGACGGACCTGGTGCACAGCGCACAGCGGGTGCACGACCTGGCCCTGCGCGAGGGCGCCCACGCTGTGGCGATCGACTGCGACGGGATCGGCGGCGGGATGTTCGACATCCTGAACTCATATGCGACCCGGACGTACGACATTCTGGCTGTGCGAGGCTCTATGTCGAGCCCCGACAGGGGCAGGTGGCACAACTACAGATCCTACATGTGGGATTCGTTCCGGTACAGGTGCCGCACAGGGGAGCTGGATCTGGATCCGTTGGACATCGACCTGCACGACGAACTGCTGTCGGTCGGCTACTCGTATAATACGATGTCCGGTGGGCTCGTCCTGGACTCGAAGGACAAGCTGAAGAAGGACGTCGGCAAGTCGCCCGACTTGGCAGACGCCGCAGTGTACGCTGCTATAACAGACCAGAACATCCGCGATGCCATCCAACAGGAGACCGTGTTCTCCGACGCGGGGGACATGATGGATGATGACGAAGACGACTACCTACACGAAATGGGGGAGACTTTTGGATTCCAACGCATACTCGTTTAGCGACGAGGGTATCGCGTTCATCAACGAGGCGCAGAGGTCCTACCTCCTGGACGAGGGCGCCAACTGGGTCAGCTACGCCGACGACAAGGGGCTGACGCTGGCTTTAATCCACGAGGTTGTGCGAGGTCTTCGGGATATGGCCAGGGACCACCCGCTGCATAAGCGCGGCGCACAGCTGAGAACGAGTTACATCTTCGGGGACGACTTGGTGTTCAGCGACACATCTGCGAAGCTTGACAAGTTCATCAAGTCGGAGTCGGCGCAGAGGACGCTGTTCTCCGCTTCGGCGATGGAGAGCCTGAACTTGGAAAGGTTCTGTGCGGGGAACGTGTTCCTGTTCCGGGAGGTGCATACCGACAAGCTGACGCTGGTGCCCGTAGAGGAAATCGAGGAGATCGTTCGGGATTCGTTCGACTCGTCGATTGTGAAGTATGTGCGTCGCACATGGACCCCGGACGGGCAAAGCACTGTCAGCCAGTGGTTTCCGACAGCCGAGTATAGGCGGAGTGTACAGCGGCTCCGGAAGCCGCCGAACACGGCCTACGAGGTGAATGGCAGCTACGTCGTGTACATTCTGTCGTCGGGCAGGCATGCTGGGCACGCGTTTGGGGCGCCTGACTCGTTGGCTGCCGCGCTGTGGAGCGTCGCCTACTCGGGCTACCTGCGGGACAGCGCCCGGCTGTCTAAGGCTCTGTCGAAGATCGCTTGGGCTATTGTCAATAGCAACAACCAGGGCAAGAGGCAGTCGGCTGTGGAGATTTCGAACCGCGGCGACGTGGTAGGCGCCACGGCGAGCTTGGGGCCAAATCAGTCCCTAGCGGGTGTTGGGGTCCCGAGCGCACAGGTGAACTATGGGAACGGCCAACCGCTGGCTGCTCTTGTGGCCGCCTCGTTCGGGATCCCTGTCATCGCTTTGCTGTCATCCCCTGGCGCGACGGGCGGGTCGTACGGGGCCGCGACGACGCTGGATAGGCCGACGATCAACGGCTTCAAGTTGGAGCAGCGCAAGTGGCGGGACTTCTTCAAACAGGTGATGATGGACGTGGATCCATCGGTGAAGGACGTTGACATCAAGTTCCCGTCGATCGAACAGGACCCGACCTATAGGGCGTTGCAGTCGCTTGCTACCTCTATGTCGACGGGCGCGATCCATCAGGACGAGTACCGCCAGGCTGTGTTGAGCCTGCTGGCTGTGCCCGACATCCACGGAGACGAGCTCCCTGAGCCGAACGCTTTTTTGAAGAATGGTAATGTGTCAGGTGGGGACGACGGCGATGCTGTGCGCGACCCGGTGGCGCGCCAAGGCAACCAGGGTGCCGTTCCAGGCGGCTTCAACCAAGGAGACACTGAAAATGAGAACTGAAATCAAAGAGAGCACGACTACTAGTGTTCTCAAGCCCATCAAAGGAGCTCGTAAATGGCTTGTGCGCCTTATCACCGAGGGGGTGGGATCGACTGGTATATACACCAAAGAGGCGCTGCAGGGCAGTTTCGCTGAGGCCTTCCCGATTGGGACGCATATGTATATCGATCATGCGTCTGAGTCAGAACGATGGGACCGTCCCGAAGGGACTCTGACGAAACTTGCCGCCGTGATCGCTGAAACACCCTACTGGAGTGACAGCCCCGAACCCGGGATGTATACCACGATCGAAGTTTTGGAGCAATGGGCGCCGTTTATTGAACAGGTGTCGGATATCATCGGTGTGTCCATTCACTGTGGTGCCCAATTGGCGCAGACCGACGACGTGGTCATGGCCGAAGACGTTCCGCCTGTGATAGAGTCGTTCATACCGTCGCCCGTTAATTCCGTGGATTTCGTCACAGTTCCGGGTGCTGGCGGGCGCCTCGTCGAGGCACTGGAGTCGTTCAAAAAAGGAAATGCTATTATGGGTAGCAGCAACAAACACAATTCCGAAAGGAAGAGAATGGACAAAGAGTTCAAGGAGGCCCTTGAGGCCCTGGACACCAAGCTCTCCGCTCTCGTCGAAGCTCTCGCCGATAAGGCCAAGAAGAAGGACGAAGAGGACGAAGAGGACGCCAAGAAGGCCAAGGAGGAAGAAGAGGACAAGGCCAAGAAGGCTAAGGAGGCCATCCTTGCTCTCACCGACTCCGACCTTCCCGAGGTTTCCCGTGTGCGGGTTGCCGAGGCTATTGCCCGCGGCTATGACGCGAAGGCGATCCTGGACCGCGAGACCAAGCTCGTCGAGTCTATCCGCGAGAGCCTGTCGGGCGGCTTCGCCCCCGAGCATGTGCCTTCCGGTAAGGGCGCCGACGACTTCGAAGCCGAATTCGCCAAGCTGACCTGGTAAGGAGGATACGAACATGGCACAGAATCACGTCAAGGGCGGGGACACCTACGAGGTCATGGTCGATGCGGCCGTCAAGTCTGGCGATGTCGTCGCCGTCGGCAAGGTCGGGGCCGTGGCCCTCACCTCCGCCACACCCAAAGAAGACAACAACTTCTATTCAACGCTCGCCTTCGAAGGCATCGCACACCTCGGACTGGACGGATCCGTCAAGGCCGGGGACATCGTCACGATCGACGGCGCCACCGAAACCGGAAAGGCGGCTAAGCCCGAGGTCGCGGCCGACCCGAAGGGGAAGATCGTGGTGGGCTTCGTGCTCAACCCGCTGTCGAGTGCATCGACCAAGTACGCTGTCAAGCTCACCCAGGCTTGGCTCTAAGGAGGATATCTACATGGCGATCAACAAGAGGGAAGCCTACAAAGCGGGTATCCTGCTGCATAGGGCCCTTCACGCGGACGACATCCGTGTGCGCAATTCGGCCCGCAAGGACCTGAGCGAGGCCATCACCACGTCGGACCTGCCGGTCAACCTCGGCCCCACCATGAACAAGATCATGCAGGGCGAATACGAGCAGGTTCCGTCCAACTGGCGCGAGTGGGCCGACACCCTCGAAACCCCCGATTTCGAGACCGTGCCCTACTTCAGCTTCGACTTCACCGACGACAACGTTCCGGTCCGCAAGGACGGTAAGGGCTACGTCGCACAGGGGCTGCCCGCTGTCGGCGAGCTCGGCGAGTACCCGATCCTCGGTCTGAAGGCGGAGCAGTTCAAGCTGAAGCTGGCTAAGGCCGGTGTCCAGATCCCGCTCTCTTGGGAGACCCTGAAGCGCTACGGAGCCGACTGGGGCCTGATCCCCAGGATCACGAAGGAACTCGGCCGGCGCGCTGCCAATCAGGAGTCCATCGAGGCGGCCCTGCAGCTCGTCCAGCCGACGGGCCTGAACACGACGAATTTCAAGGCCGCCAACAAGAACGTCCTGGCAGGAAACCCCGAGCTGAGCATCGAGGCGCTGGAGAAGGCGTTCGCACAGCTGGCAGTCACCAAGTACAACGGCAAGCGGATCATCATGCCGACGAAGTTCAACCTGATCGTGCCCCCGGCTCTCGCAAGCCGTGCGGAGCAGATCATGAAGGTCGTCGAGATCCGCCGCCAGAACGGCACCGAGACCCAGGTGATGGGGAACACGGTGTCCGGGAAGGTCGCGAACGTCTACGAGGTCCCCGAGCTCGCGCTCATCGCCGGCGATTACGCCGACAAGTGCTGGTTCCTCCTGCCCCCGAAGGGCACGATGCCCCGCAAGAACATCGTGAACGTGTTCCTTGAGGGCGAGACCGGACCGAAGATCTTCGTCGAGAAGACCACGAACAGCTCCGAGCTGGAGGGCTCGTTCGAGAACGACGCCTACCGGACGAAGATCCGCCACCTCGTCAAGTCCGCTTTCATCGCTCCGGAGGGCACTCTGGCCTCCAGCGGTGCGGGCGCCTGATAACGATACCCGACAAGGATGGAAACCCCGCCCTCACAAGGGGCGGGGTTTCCTGCAGTGGAAAGGAGCCGACGTGGCGAAGATAACCGTGGACGAGTTGAAGCTCTTCCTGCCCGGTATCGACCTTGACCCTAAGCTGCTCGAACGGTTGTGCGCACTGTACACGAATGTGTTCAAGGCTGCGGCTGCCGCTCTACGCGCCTACGCGGCGAAGCTCGTGTCGGAGGGCGGGGTCGAGAACGTCAAAGCAGACGACTTCACGCTGTCGGGCGGCGACAAGAACATCGACGCCCTGCTCGCCTTGGCCGACAAGTACGACGCACAGGGGGACGCCCTGGAGAACGGCGAGGGGCTTGTGCTCGTCCCGATGAGGGGCGACGACGTGTTCGAGAGAGCGAGGGAGTTCCTTGGCCGGTATAGCTGAGGGCCGTCTGGCGATGGCGGCTAAACGCGTTGAACGCTATATGGTCGACGAGGTGACTATCTATGATGGCAAGAACATCAAATATGACGCTAAGACTGACAGCTATGATTATGGCTCAGTCGTATATTCTGGGAAAGCGCGTATACAGCCGATACGCCAACCTGAGGTAGCGAACGACCAGATCGCTCCCCAGACGACTAACCGCGTGCGAGTTCAGCTGCCACGATCGACGATGTCGCTGAACATCCCGATGGCCGCACGTATCAAAGTCGTAAAGACCCAAGATACACCGCACATGGTCGGCTACCTGATGACGGTGGCTTCCTTGGTGGATGCCTCACAGTCGTTCGAGCGGACGATCATCTGCAACACGCCGATGAACAAAGCGGAGGCGTAGTCGTGAAAATCCGCACGAAGATCGGGGCAAACAAGTTCACGAAGTACGCTAAGCGCGTTCAGGACTTCAGGGAATACGACCTGTTCGCGAATGTCATCGACAAGCTGTCGGAAGAGATCCCTCCGGCGCTGCAGGAGACGATCGAGAAAACCCCGTCTGCCCTCGTGCCTGGTAAAATCGGCCGTATCTGGACGAGCCACATGCACGACAGCGTGAGCGTCATCGTTCCGGACAATGTGACGGTCGAGTACGGGTGGATCGAAGGTTCTAACAAGTTCGACGGCGGTTGGGACCACGATTATATCCTCGGCCAGGAGTACGGCGATGATAGAGTGTGGGGCATGAAAGCCTTGGAGAAGGTGGAGAAGCAGGTGAAGCTCGCCGAGAAGACCAGTAAAGAGGTCTACACGGAGACTCGCCGCATCTGGAAGTGGGGGCGGTAGCTACGCATGGCCAAGTACATCGACGACATTATGGCGAAGATCCGCGAGCTCTCCGGGGTGCCGCCCCAGAGAGTTGTCGAAGAGGTGGCCCTGCCCGACTTCGACGAAGGACAGAAGATGCCGTATATCGCAGTAGTGTTCGGCACACCGTCGCACATCAGCCAGGCGACGAGCATCGTCTCTCAGCTGAACGATGGCTACAGGGTGTTTTTCCTGTGCCATGTGCGAGCCCTAACCGCACAACATGCACGGGAAATAGGGGAGAAGATCCTGTGGGGACTGGTCGGTTTCGAGCCTGACAACAGCGGTGGTATCACGGTGCACGGCGGGCAAGGCTTGAACTACGCCGGGACGAACCACAAAGTGGTGCAGTGCGGGTACGAGCTGTACTGTTCCTTTATCACGAACCTCAAAAACCGCATTTGATAGGATGGTGTATATGGGCCTCTACAAAGACATGAACACCGGGGACGTCGGAACGTACCCGGATGATTTCGCTCAGTTCTTCGGGACCTTGGTTCCGATAACCGAGGAAGAGCCTTGTAGCGACTGTTTCATTGACAACGACAACGAGAAAAGGGGGAAGCACAGTGGCTAACGAAGTTCGTATGCTTCGCGGCAACGTGACTATTCTCTTCGCCGCTCCTGAAGCGTTCGCTGACTGGCAGCATCCTACGGCGGCGGAACTCAACGCACAGTTCAGTGCGACCGACAACCCACGCAACCTGGTGTTCAATGTGTCGTGTGCGATTCTGGACGGATACTCGCTAGGAGAAACCGACCCGGACACCGACACCACCCGGACGATTTGCGACATCTCCGAAGTGGAGAACCCGACCCTTGCGAAGTACGAGGGCAAGTTCACGGCCCTCCGCGACGAGAGCGTAGACGACCAGGGCGTGTTCAACATGATCCGCGACATCACGATGAAGCCTGACATCACGCTGTTCATCGTGGAGCGTATCGGAAAGCGCCCTAACAAGCCGTTCGAAGTGGGGGATGTGTTCAGCATTTACCGCTTCCAGACCGACTACCCGGTCGACGGGTACGAGTCGAACGGCTTTATCAAGTACGAGCCGAACTTCCTGCAGAACGGCGCGTTCGTCCTCAACGAGAAGGTGGCCGCATAATGGATAAGAAAGTACTCTCCAACGAGCACGTCAACGTCTGGGTTCTGCCTAAGGCGTCCGTGAAGGACATCAACTGTATCACCGTGGAGGAAATGAACTCAGCGGTTGCTATCGGTGATGCAATCAACTGGGACGACACGACGATCCCGGCGGCGAAGGCGTCGAAGGAACAGTCGTCCCTGTCTCTGCTCGACGCTGCCGGTTCTTCGTCCCGTGGCGCCGCACAGTACGAGGGCTCCCTCACCATGTACTACCCGACGAACCCCGACGATGCGAACTCGATCTACGCCAAGGCGTGGAACATGTTCAAGAAGACCCGCGTCGACCTCGTTCTGGTTGTGCGCGGTGTCCTGAAGGGCCGTGAGCCCATCGCTGCCGGTCAGTGGTACTGCGCGTTCCTCATGATCGAGTCCACGTACAAGAACACGCTGGAGGGCGACAATCCGACCCGTTACACGGTGTCGTTCCTGCAGCAGGGCCAGCTGGCAGTCAATGGCGTCTTCAAGGACAGCACGACGGCGATCACCGACACGGAAAATCTTACGGTGTCCCTCAACGAGCACCGGCCGATCCTGCCGAAGATCCACGGCCATGTGGCTCGCTCCGTGTGCTCCTACCTGTCGAAGGACACCTCGACTGTGTCGGTCAGCCCGCTCGGTGTGGTGACCGGACTGAAGACGGGCAGTGCTGATATCATCGTCAGCCACCCCGCTTGTGCGAATGTGACCGTCAAGGTGACGGTGGCGTAACGCGCACACCCCCGGTCTGAATAGCACAGGGCGTCTCCTCTCCGCCCTGTGCTATTCTTGTTTACGACGTTACCCTAACGCCCAGTAGAGAGGAATTCAAGTCATGGACATTTTTGAGGTCTTGTCCCGTTCGAATGCGCCGAAGGCGAAGAAGGTTGTGTACCTGGATGCCGAGGCAGTGCAGGACGTGGAGCGGCTGATCAAAGAGCAGGCTGACGCCGACGAGATCAAGGAAGCGGTGAAGAGGCGGGATGCCTCTAAGCTGACGTTCCACCTCCAGTCGGTGACTGCCGATGTGCGCGAAGAGCTGATGATCGGCATCGAAAGCGCGGACAAGACGAAGAACAAGACGAAGCGCGTGTCGGAGGCCTATCTAGCTCTCCTGTCGAAGACGCTGTACAAGATCGAAGATGCCGAAGGCAACGCGGATGAAAGGAAATTCAACCCCGAAGAGATCCGTAAGATCCTGAACGCTCTGCCCGGCGAACAGTATCTGGGCCTGCTCGTGGCGGCGATGAACCTCCTCGGAGCTTCCGCCGACTACGATAATGCGGTGACGGTGGATTTCTGATAGACGCCCTCCAAGACAAAGGGGGGAGCGGCGCTCTATCGATGGTTAGGACGGCGGTGGACCTGCACATGAGGCCCACCGCCGTTATCTATAACCAGCCCGACCCTTTCGGGCATTGGACGGAGTTGGACTATAAGCTTGTGTTGGCTTACAAGACGGTTAAGGACGAGACGTGCCAAAGGTGTGGTAATCCTATCTGGTTGTGTCATTCGACAGATCCTGATATAGCATGGCGTGCGGAAGACAGAACGTGCTATGCTACTAAAGCAAGGATGATGCATGATTGGACCAGCACACACCGCGCCACCGACCCGCCTCCCTATGAGGAGAAGCAGAAATGGGGCAAGGACACTGTGATGACACCGTACATGCCAGACTATGCGGAGCGAGACCTGCCCACGAGGATGGACTACTACAACAGGAGTGAGTGATGCCTGATATTAAGCAGACTATCGAGTTCAACGTGCAGGGTACGTCTGAACTCCACGAGGCTGCGGAATCCATCAACACTATCGCACAAGCCCTCGACAACATCAAAGGCAAGGTCGTCGGCGCCGACATCGGCAAAGGCCTGGACGGCGCCGGGCGTGGCGGCAGGGAGGCCGGGGAAGGCTTTGACCGAGCCGGTAAAGCCGCGGAAGAGGCGAAGTCGCGTATATCCAACATGCGCTACGCCCTCTACGACGTGGCCGCCGTCATGCAGAACATCTCGAAGACCGCCTTCGGAGCCTTCTCCACGGTCGTCAAAGAGTCGATGGATTACGAGTCGGCCTTCGCACAGGTGAAGCGGACTAACGACATCGCCGGCAAGTCAGCGGACGAGCTACGCGGCAAACTGGAGCAGATGGCTGCTTCAGTTACGACCACGAACTTCAAGGACCTGTCGAACATCGCAGCACTCGGCGGTCAGTTGGGCGTCGCTAAAGAGTCCATCACAGACTTCACCGAGACGGTTGCGAAGCTTTCGGCGACCACCGACCTTTCGCTCGACAAGTCGGGTGAGACGATCGCGCGTTTCCAGACGATCATGGGTACGACCGGCCAGAACTTCGACAACATCGCATCCTCGATCCTGAAGGTCGGCGTCAACTCGGCCGCTACGGAATCCCAGATCGCCAACACATCGACGCAGATCTCCGCTATGGGCAAGTTCGCAGGCCTCACCGAATACCAGGTGGTTGGCCTGTCCGGTGCGTTGGCATCGATCGGCGTGGCCCCCGAACTCTCTCGCGGTGTCGTCACGCGTATGTTCACCCAGATGCAGAAAGCCATCAGGGGTGGCGGAGACGAACTCAACCTGTTCGCGAAGGTGGCCGGGGTTTCCGCACAGGAGGTCCAGTCCGCGTGGGGCACGTCGAAGTTCTCCGACATCTTCGTCAAGTTCATCGCCGGGCTGAAGAACCAGGGGCAGGGCGCTATCGGTGTGCTCAAAGATCTGGGTATCAAAGCGTCCCGTGACGTCCCGACGATCCTCCGTTTGGCCGAGGCGCACAAGACACTTGAGCAGACGATGCGCGACGCCGAGTCGGGTTACAACGACTCGAAGACGCTCAATGACCAGTACAACCAGATAGCATCTACCACGGCCGGCAAGCTGGAGATGTTGAAGAACGCCTGGTCGAATCTGAAGGCCGAAATCGGCAGGTCTACGAACTCCGGCATCGGCGACATGCTAGGGTCCCTCACGGGTCTCGTTCAAGTCCTCGCGAACCTCGTGCAGAACCCCGCTGCGCAGTGGATCGCCAAACTGGCCGGAGCCTTCCTGACGGCCGGCGGCATTCTAGCCGGCTACTATGCGAAGCAGGCCCTTGTGCTCGGCGGCGCCTATGCGTTGACGACCGCACAGCGGTCGATGGGCATCGCGATGCAGCACCCGATCACGTCGATCCGCTCCCTCCTGTCCGCTCTCGCGGAGACGGTTAAGCTCTACAAGTTGTCCACGGTGTCCGTCAACGAGCAGACGGGGGCCCTCTACAAGAACGCCGGCGCCGCACAGTCCGCTGCTGCTTCTCAGCGGGCCGCCGGCCAGGCGGCGGCGTCTCGGTCTGCCGCCGGGGCTGCGTCGGGTGGCGCGGCTGACGCGGCAGGTTCGATAGGGAATGCTGCCAAGGCCACGTCGGGTCTTATGAGCGCTTTCAAAGGGCTCGCCGCTGGGGCAGGTATCTCCCTGTTCTTCACGGGGTTGTCTAAGCTCACCGAGGGCTGGACCCGCCGCTCCGAGCAGGCCCGAGCGGAGGCAAAAGCCCTGGAGCAGGCACAAGCCGACCTGGCGCAGTCAGTGATGCAGGACACGAAGGCTTTCCAGGAGGGCGGTAGCGCCGCCTACGTGTTCGCGAAGGCCACCAACAAGGCCGGAGAGTCTGTGTCTTCTCAGCTGTTCTCCACCTCGGATGCAAACGCCCAGACGAAGGCGATGGCTCAGGCGCAGGAGCTCCTCGCACAGAAGACCGGGCAGTCCACGGAGGAGATAGACAAGCAGACGTATGCGATTGGCGAGAATTCGCTGAAGAAGATGGCGGAGCAGATCGCTGGCAACACGGGCTTCAAGCAGTTCGCCGACGATCAGCTGGGTACGCTCCGACAGCTGGGTTTCTCTGTGCAAGAGTATTCGAAGCTCGTCACGCAGGGCAACTCTGAGATGACCGATTCGCAGAAGAAGATGGCTGAAGAGTTCCGGAACAAGGGGTTCGGATTCCTGGCCGACGACATCGAGCGCAGCACCCAGAGGTCCAGCCAGTACATCGACTCCTTCAAAGCCAAGATTCAGGAGATGATAGCGTCCGGAAAGATCAACTTCATCGACGGCAAGGCCATCATCGAGACGCTGCAGAAGATCGACGACAATGCGCACAAAGCATTTGACGGTGTGCGCAACGAGTCCGACCTGGCATCGCAAACCCTGAAGGGCCTGAAAGGCGACGCGGCAGACGCCGGAGACGAGATGGATGAGATGGGCGAGAAGGCCGATAAGGCGGCCAAGGAGCTCAAGAAAGTCGTCGACTCCGCCATGTCCGGGGATGAGGCATTCGTCAACCTCGAAGACGCTGTTGCCAATCTGGGTGAGAGCCTGTACAAGAATGGCATGAACTTCGACGAGTTTTCGGAGGCTGGCCGGGCTAACCTGAAGGCTCTCTATGCTGTTGTGCGCCAAGCTGCTGAAGCATCTGGCGGCGACGCCGGGGTGATGAACGCATACATCCAGCAGATCATGCAACTGCTGCGCAGCCACGGCGTCGGCTCTGTGCAGGTTCTTGAGCGGGTGGAGCAGAGGCTTCACGCCGTAGCCAACAAGGCAACCCAATCGGCTAACCAGATAACGAAGGCTGCTGCGCTCGCGCAGAAGGCGGGCCAGGCGATCGGCATGATCGCCGCTGGTATCGCCACGGGCAAGGACTTCTCGAAGGAGGCGTCTGCTTCACTTCAGGGCCTAGGCAAATCGTCTACGGCTGCACTGCCATCGATCAAGGACCTCGGGAAGGCACTCGACCAGGGTTTCGCGAGGGGCGCCCGGAACGCTGCGAAGCATGCGAAGAAGGCTCGGCATAGGACGAGGAAACTCGGGGATCGTGCGAAGAAGGCAGGCAAGAAGATCAAAGAAGCGGCGAAGGAGATCAAGACCTTCACCGACTACATCAGCGAGCTGTCGTCTGTGGCGAACGCCGCATTCCACTTCCGCTGGGAGTTCCCCAAGTCCCTGGATGAGACGGCGAAATCGTTCAAGACGATCAAGTCCTATTTCGAGTCTGCGGCGAAGGACGCGCAGTCGGCGAACAAGGAGATCGGCGACGCTAACAAGTCGATCGAGGACACCCGGAACAAGATCGCCGAGCTGGATGCCGAGCTGTCGAAACTTCAGTCGGATCGTAACAAACTGACCTTCCAGTTGAAGGTGGCTGTCGACTACGGCGACACGCTGCGGGCCGACGACATTCGGGCCGAGCTGCAGAAGAACGCGGCCGCACAGCAGAAGAACCGCACCGACCGTAAGAACGCCGAGGGCGACCAGGCCGGCAACTACCAGAAGTTGTATGAGGCGATGCAGAAGCTCTCTGACGCACAGCAGAAGGCGCGGCGCGACCTGGCAGGCTTCTCGGACGCCGCTAGGGAACAGCGTGGTAACGTGTTGTCCCTCGTCGAGGCCTACCAGAAGCAGGTGCTCGCGTACGCCAACACGGGCGCCAGTCAACAGCAGGTGTTGGCTTACGCTTCTGCCCTGCGTGCGGAGTTCATCAACAACATGACCTCAATGGGCTACTCCCGTGCAGAGACCGAACGATACGCGGCGACGTTCACAGACCTGTCGAAGGTCATCAATGGCGTTCCGAGGAACTTCACGGTCGGCGTGAACGCCGACCCGGCACTGCGGGCCCTATCCGACTTGGAGGCTAAGAACCGGAAGTCGCAGCACTCGATGGACGACAACCGGGACTCCGCCGATAAGCTAGGCCACGCTCTGAACAACACCGGGAATGACGCTTCCGGTCTGGGCGGCGCGCTGGGCGGTGGAGGCGTCGGCGGGGCTGCCGAACAGGCGGCCGTGACGTTCCAGCAGCTCGGGCAGATCACAGGTAACATCGGCGCGGAGATGTGGAAAGCCGCGGGCTCGGCTAACACAGCCGCACATGGGATGAGCAACATGGGTAACCAGGCCCACGGTTCGGCCTATTCTCTGAACGTGGCAGGTGACAAAGCCAACTGGATGACTTACTCTATCAACGGCATCCGCGAGGCCGGCTACGGGGCGTTCAGCAATATCATCAGCAGCGCACAGCAGGCGGGGTTCTCGTTCAACCAGGCTGCAACCGACGCCATTAACCTGTGCAACCGTGTGCGAGATCTCCGAAGCCTGTCGGTGGGCCAGTTCATGTTCGGCTTCAACCAGGCGTGGGGGTTCTCCACGGGCGGCAAGGTCGGCGGGTCCTCATACAGCGGAGGCAAGCAGTCCACGGACACGGTGCCTGCCATGCTGACGCCTGGCGAGTTCGTCATCAACCGTCAAGCCGCACAAACCGTCGGATATGGCTTCCTGGAGGCCGTCAACTCCGGCAGGGCTGCGGCTTCAGGCGCCTCGGCTGCGTCGTCGGGTGCTGCAGGCGGCGGGTTCGGGGGCGGACCGATCCTCGTCGAGTTGTCTGGTACGGACAGGCACATCCTGGTGAGCGCGGTCAACAAGCCGACGGTGATAGACGGCAATGCTATAGTGGGGATGGTCAACGGCTCTAACGCCATGGCATCGAGGAGAGGAGCATAGGAATGCCTAAACGACCCAAAGTATGGTTCGGCACGTTGAACGACATGCGCTGGATCGACGCGCCAGTGGCTAACTTCCAGAGCAATAGTACAGGATTCAACTACAGCGCTACGACGCTTAGAGGCGACGGCTTCGCCAAACGGTCCGCGTTGACGCACAGGGAGTTCACGCTCACGTGGGCGGCCAACACGGTGGCGGAGCACGCGGCCCTGCTGTACCTGCTGTCCACCAACGAACTGCTTTACTACGCAGACCCGCTGGCGATGAAGACGAACCTTCTGCCGCTGTTCATGTCTCACTACACGCCTAACGCTACGGTTTTCACGGATGATGTACCCCATGTGGCAACACCCGGCACGTACAACGGAGCTCCGGCGTGGTCGTGGAATCCGGCGTGGATATGGCAGATCGGACAGAAGATCCACTGGCCAGAGGGATATAACCTGTGGGCCGGATGCCGCGGAGACGGGACGGTGCAGATCAACGAGACGGCTGTCACGGCGGTAAGCGAGTTTGACGGCCGATACGTGACGACGATGGTTCCGGCGAACAACATCAACAACCCGTGGGGTGAGCTTCAAATGTGGGCGAGCTCTCGGATATCCAGTATCTGTTTGAGGGCCTACCCTGCGGACCGCGTGAAGACGATAAACGACGTTCCGGACAACCACGGCCCGTTCTTACCCGGTATGGGTTATGGTGCGCTGCAGCAGAAGGAGCCGTATTCGATACAGGAGTACAGTGCGGCTATCGACGGTTACGAGGTGGCTGTGACTGCCTCGTTCACTGAAAAGGTGTTGCTGTGAGTATCGCGCCCGAGCCCTTCGAGTACAGGACTGACCGTTCGCTGGAGAACTTCTCTGCACAGTGGGACCGCATGTCGTACAGCGTACCGGGCGGCACGAAGGGCTACCCCGTGATGACGTTGACGGACAGGTTCTTCAAGCCGGCTGACGTGTCGACGACGTGGACGAACAAGCACCCTGTGTCGAGCGTGTACGAATTCCGGGGCGACGTGCGAACGTTCACCTCTAATTATTCAACGAACACTGTGACCGTCGATGACCTGTGCTATAAGCTCAAGCAGGTGAAGGTCGTACCCACACAGTACAACAACTTTCGGAACGTTGTCGTGGAGCTGTTCAAGCTGTGCGACTACGACAAGGTGTATGTGGACGGTTTCATCAAGTCCGACCAATACAACCCGATCATCATGGCTCCCGGTGGGTCATTCAACGTGTGGGATTATTTGAACACCCTTTGTGCAGTGCATAATGTGTACATGCTTCGCCAGAACTCGAACCTGCTGTTCCTTCGCGGCAATAACTTCCTGAAGGAACGCATGAACAACGTGACGGGCATGAGCTACAGCGTGGATCTCGCACAGTCCACTAAGACCGTGAAGACGACGTATAGGCCTATGCGTTACGCGTACAACGAGTATCTGCCCTTGAGCAAAGAGGCGAGAGACACGATCATCCAAGTGGACGCCCGGAAGACCGTGGAGCAGACGATAACGCTCGACGCCTACGTGATCGAAGCCATGACCCCGTGGGTTACCCAGTGCAAGGACTACATCCCTGCGAAAGACACGTCGGGGTTGGAGTATACGGCTTACTGCGTGTCCGGAAATGACGGGCTCCCGATTACGGCGTCCCAGTGGCTGGGGCAGGGTGGTAGCCTCTCTGTGAGACTCGACCAGAAGAACCACAATCAGATTATCGTGACTGTACGCGGGATGGTGACATCGGATTATTCGCCTTTCCGCATCGCCGCATCCTCGGGTCCGTCCAACTACTACAACTCGCTGCGTTTCCGTGGCACAGGACTGGTGATGGGCCCAGAGGACACCTACGTCACGCACACAGGATCGTCCTCACTGGGTAGCGACGAGGAGCAGATCAACAACCCGTTGATCAACACCCCGTCGCTGGCGATAGACAACAGTCTCCGTGCCGTATGGGAGAAGTCAGGGTCGATCCCGACGATCACACTCACCTCCCCTAACCTGGAGTCGCGCACGCCGTCCATGACGGGGAATGATTTGTTCCTCACGTCCGGGTCGGCCTTCGACTACGGCGGGGACCGATTCATGACGACGCACGTCGATATGAACAATCAGGAGATCACGGTAACGGCCACGTCTCGTATCACCTGTGACGAATTCTCCAACACCCTCGATACGGGCACGACCTTGGCTGACTATGAGGGTAAGATCCCTAAGACGATCTACAACGTGTTACAGTTCAATCAACCGCACAAGGAGTACAAGCCGGAATGATACCCAACAAAAACCTAGGCGCCGGCGACACATGGGGTTCGTGGGTGCAGGACGAGATATCATCCATCAACTCAGGTCTCAACAACTTAGGGATCGGTGGTGTGCGCAACTCCCTGAACGGGCTGATGTCGAACCTGGACAACACCAATAACAAGCTGTCTTTCCGGACCCTTACAGGCGATTTGCGTATGCTTGGCCCCAATTCTGATAATGTAATGATGTCCGAGAGTGTATTGAACTACCCTGAGAACGGGAGGGGTTATTTGAACTTCCTCTTCTTCGGCAGTGGTCGTTACGTGAATAAGGGCACGTCGGATGCATTCCGGTCGAAGATGCAGTTGGTGCTCCAAACCGCTTGGACACCACCGAGCGGAACGCAGACGAAGTACGAAGAATACTACATCTCTCAGATGCCGGGGATGTTCAATGGTGAGATCAATGCTGGATACTACGACCTCTACGCCTTCTATAACCTGACGGTGCCGCGCGTCACACAGGTGGTCTTCCGCCTTATCGGAGAGAACAGGTTGACTCACAACCCGGATCCGAAAGAGTACAACTACTTCAACGGCACTATACTGATAATGGAATCCAACCAGCCTAACACGTAAAGAGAGGAAAAATGGCTACAACAGACAGCAACGGGATTGCGCACATCGAGGGCACAGACCCAGTCAAACCCCTGCAGGGTTTGTTCAACACGATATCGTCGTCCGTGTCCAACGTGGTGGGTAAACTGCGTAAGCAGGTCATCTACCCGGTGAAGACGCGGTGGGACGCACAGAACAAGGTGGACGAGCTGAAGCGCCAGGGTGTGGAGGGCACGGCTGACGAGCCGATCGTCTTCAACATTCTGAACGACCGTATCCAGCTTCAGCATGACGGTTCGGGGTTCACATACTTCAGCGCACAAATGGCGGTTCTAGCAGCCGGGGTGTTCGAGACCGGACATCAACGGTGGGATTTATACAATATAAAGTCGTTCACTGTGCCCTTCCCCGAGGAGCTCGACCGCATCCCGCGTTCGCTCCTGTGCCAGGTCACAGACGCCATCACGCACAGTATCATCGCGTTTCCGATAGACAAGAAGCAGTTCGGCGTTGCCACAGCGTGTAACTGGAAGTGGGGTGTTGACTCGAACGTCCACGTCAGCTGGGTGGCGCTCGGCTGACAACGGCATAAGCGCACAGAAGAAGCCCCCGCTTCACGCGGGGGCTTCTTCCTACTCACCTGCCTTATAGCGTCTCCACCACCGGTGGATGTCTGTGTTCGGCGTGTACAGCCAACTCGGTCCTATGATGTTGAACAACACGTCGAAGAATCTGTGGGATCCATTGCCTTGGCCGTTCCAAGGGTGCGAAGAGAAGGGGTTGTCTGCATCCCACTCGAAGATTGGGCCGATGCCCGCCTTCCCGAGGCGCACGGCCAGCTCGAAGCAATCTTCGACGTGCAGTGCCTCGTTGTCGTAGCAGTATTTCCTGATCCACCGTGCGGTGTTCCATTTCTTGATCATCAATTGGTCCTTTCTCTTGTCAATTGCAGGAGCCCGTGGTAAAAGGCTTCGGAAGCCTGTTGGGGCGTGCACGCGTTTCCGAGGGCCGCCAACCGTGCTGTGCGTGACACGTCGTCCGCGTCGGTCACCCACCCTTTCGGGAAGCCCATCATCCACTCGATGAACTCTACGTTGAGAGTCCCCTTAGGCTTCGCAAGTGGAGGGGCCTCGCGACCGAGTGTTTCCTCCCAACGCTCGATGGCCGCCCCGTAGGAAGCCCTCACTTCGTCTTCGCTCCAATACTTGAGGTCGTAGAAGGATGGGCGCTTGGAATACCTGGGGCTTTTCCTGCCGTCCATGCGGGACCGATTGGGGGTCGGCAGACAGCGTAGCCGTGTGTCAGGCCTAACTTCGACTAGCTGTGCGTTGAAAGGGACAGCCCATTTCTCCGTACGTTCGGCGAAGACGAAGAGCCTGCTTCTCTTGTGCGGCATGCCGAGGCGGCTCGCAGGGAGTATCACAGAGCTTGTCGAGTAGTCAGCTTCGTTCAACGCGTCCAAGAGCACGTCATATGCGCCCTTCGTGAGAGCCCCTGCGACGTTCTCCCACAAGACGTAATCCGGCTTCTTCGCCTTCACGGCTTCGATGAACGCGTAGAGCAGAGAGCTCTTCTCGCCCTCCAGCCCTTTACGGGTTCCGAGGTGTGAGAAGTCCTGACAAGGCGTCCCTCCGGTAATGCAGTCTACGTCGGGTATCGCTGACCAATCGATTTTCGCCACATCGCCGAGATTGGGCACCCCGTGGAACATAGTTGAATGATCAAGTATCTTCAGCGCATTCCCGCTGGTCTCTGCTATCCACTCGATATCGTTGCCGTACGGAGAGATGGATGTCACTGTGTCGCATACCCCGAGCTCCAATCCGCCTATGCCTGTGAAAAGCGATCCTATCTTCATTTCCATCCTCTCTCGTAGGTGGGTTTGTGATGCTCGCTCTCGACCAGATAGGCGATGGCATGCCGTGCGGCCTCCCGCCTGTCGTGATGGTGGTCCTCGACCTTCTCGAATAGGAAGCCGAGCTTGCGGAGGTTCTCATCGCGGACGAACAGCCGCTGTTGTGGTGTGCGCCACACAATCTCTTTTCCAAGGAACCGGCCGAAAACGTGAACGGCGCCCTCGACGCGAACCGGGTTGATGTCGGCTCCGGGGATGTTGCGGTTGACATACTTCTCGCACACCACAACATCCGGCTGTACCATGCGGTCGAACATTCTCTTGTAGAACCAGTCGTAGGTCTCCTCGGTTCCGGGGTTCCACGAATTTAAGAGTCTGGCCGGCTTGTCCCCCTCATAGTTGAGGAGGACGATACCGGTCGTCCCCCCGACCCCGCAGGGATCGATAGCCAACAGCGTCGTCATTTACTGTCCCTGCTCTCAGAGTCCGTGGTACTGCTGTGCGTAGCCCCAGTACCCGCCGTCGGCGAATGACCTGGAGGCCGGGTGGTAATAGTAATGCTCCTCGCCTCTTGTATCGCACGGTTCAGCTTCTTCTCCGATTTGCGGAGCTGCCAGTCCAGCAGCGCTATAGCCACCGCCCATGCCAGAAGCATAATAACGACCCAGATATTCATAGTATCTCCTTTCCTTCGCTTTTCTGCCCCACAGGTAGTCAACCAACAGACAGGCGAACACACCATAGTGGAACGGCCATGCCCAGACGGTCCACATGAAGGGCCTGATGCGCGTGTCGTAGTTCTCAATTCCTCGGTCGCCTCTTGTCGCCCAGATTTGGTAGGCGACGAGGTGTGCAATGGCGCCGATGAAGAGGACGCATAGGATGAGCTGTGTCTCGTTGAGTGTCGTTGTCTGTGTCATGGGGTCGGCTCCTTTCTTTCTCCATGTCTCCATGGTACCGAGAGGAGCCGACCCCGTCAAGCCGTCCGGCTGTGTCGTCGGTCAC